ACTTCCTCTCTCGTCTCGTCAGCGGCTTGCGCTGTGTCCTCGTTCTTGCGCTTCGCATCACGATTGCGCATTATCTTGCTGATGTTGCTGTCACGAGAATACCCTGCAAAGCCGGTCGAGAACACCTCCATGCCTTTCAGCGCAAGCGCATCGGCATTGTCGTAGCCTACCGCTCCCTTCTGCTCTCTCAGTCTTTCAAGGCGGTTGTAGAAGTTCTCGATTATTCTCAACTCACGCTCATATCTGCGTGTCACATCGTCAAGATCGGTGTTGAGGGCGGTCTTGTGTATGTCAATCGCCTTCTGCAAGCCTTCCTCTCTTGCCTTGACTATCTTCGATGTGCCTTCTAATATTGCGTTTTTGTAGTCTTTTTGGCAGTTTTCCTCAATCTGCTTCTCTCTATCTTGCGCCTTTCTTTCCCAATCCGCTATGTTCGCCTCGCTCTTGGCTATGGCTGCGTTTAAAGCCGCACCAGAAGTGTCAACGTATGTGCCAAGCGTTGCTTCGGCTTGCGACAAATTGTTATTCACAGCAGTCATTAAGTCAATGAACTGCTGTGTTCCCTCTTTTATACCTTGACCTTTAAGCTCCTCACTCAGCTTGTCTCGTTCCTTGACTGCATCATCGTATTCAGCTTGTGCTTGGTCTTTGCCCATTTTGAACTCGGTAGAGCCGACATACTTAGTCCACTCATCCCTCCTTTTCTTCATGTCAGCACGACGAGCGTTGTAACTCTCTCTCTGCTCTTGTATCTGATGCAGTTCTCGCTTTCTGCGCTCGTTCGCATCAAATATTTCTTTCTGCGTGTCAATCTCGGCTATCTCCTGCTTGTTGCGGATATAATCTCTCAGCGCATCAAGCCGTTTTTGGTACATATCCTTGTCGCCAGAGTCGTACTGCTTAGAGAAGTTTCTTTCTAATCTCTCATTCTCCTTTACAAGTTCTTCTCTGCGTTCGCTGGTGAACTTGTCCGCAGTAAATCCGTCTCTTGTTTGTATGACAGAAAGATGTGGCGCAGACCTTGCGCCTCTTGCCCCGCCTTTGGATGATGTCTTTGGAAAACCTTCTTGCTCAAACTCCGAAGCAATGCCCATTATTGCTCTGAATTGCTCCATGAAAGGCTCAATGCCTCTTTTGAGGTTTTTTGCCACGCTCTCAGGCACGAACTTGTTGAAGATTGCGGTTATCTCCTTTTGCGCCCTCTCCGAGATTTTGCCACTATCGGTAATGAGTTTGATTTGTTTTTCATCGGTAGCACCTGCCGCCCAAGCTGAAATGCCCTCTCTCTTTAAGACTTCGTTGTCCTTAATCATTTGAACAATAGCGGCTGAGCCATGCTTATTTCCATACTTCACCTTAGAATACATGCCTCTGTCAGTATCGTTCATATTTAACAAGGTGCTATGGTACTTGCCTCCGTATACATCCCAACTTGCCCCTTCTCCATTTGCAGCTTTATTCAAGTTCTCTTGCACTTTAATCCAGCTTTCAATTTGGTCTCCGACATTCTCGTCTGCGAATATCCTTGTAAACCAATTATGAGAATCAAGCTGGTCTGCTATCGCCTCCTCAAACATCTTTATGGCTTGTTTTTGAACAGCAAGAGCAATCTCGTGGTTTATGACTGTCTGATAATACTTGTCAGCGTTCTTCGTCATTAAATCATAAGCCGTCGCAATGTCTTTTGCGTAGCCGTATGTTGTGGCGAACTTCTCATTATACTCGTTCAGCGCATCCGCTCCGCTTATGATACCAACATTTGCGTTTGATATGGCTTGGTACATCAATTCCCAACTCTCAATGCTCATTGCCAACTCACTATTGCCACTCCTAAGTCCGTCTGCCACATCTTCAAGTGTGTCTCCCAAATCAAAATAAGACCCAGTGAGCGCCTTTACTATCTTGTCTGCGTTTATCAATACCACCGTGAAAGCCACAAATCCCAAGTTCAGCAAGGTCGCTCCGCTGAACAGCATTTTGAGGACACCATTCAAGCCTCCGCCTTCTTTGGCAGCCATACGGAATCCCTCAAAGAGCGTAGGCAAGTTGTTAGACAATGACATCAGACCTGTCTGTGCCGAGATTGCGAAGTTCGGCAGCTCTCGGATTACCTGTATCATCTGCCCGGTCGTGTTGAAGTAGCTCGCACCTGCTCCGGTCGTGCTTCTTGTTGTTGACTGGCTTGCCTCCAATTTCGCTTTGTTTTCTTGCAACTCCGCTTGCTCATTGGTATTTAGCACTTCTTTCGCTTCCAACTCCGCTATGCGTTTCTTAATGCGCTCACGTTTAAGTTCCGACTTAATCTCTCGGTCTAACGCTCTCTGCCTTTCTCTTTGGAGCAAGGTCTCACGCCTTTGGTTGCGATAACTGTCATCGTCAAGTTTCTTCTTCTGTCTGAGAGTGTTCAACTGCTCTCTCATCATTGCGAGCTGCGCTTGCATTTCCACAAGGGTGTTATCGCCTTGCACCGCTCCTGTCTGCTTCTGTTGGAGCGATGTTCTCTGCCTTTGTGTCTGCGTGTATGTGCCTTCGTCAAAGTTCTGGTTCTGAGCCGTCGCCTTGTTCAGCTGCGCTATCTGCTGATACTTAGAGGCTATCTCGGCAAGCTCTTGCGCCTGCTGAGAGGTGGCGAGGTTCAGTTTCTCCTGCTGAATAGCCACTTGCGCCATCTGGTTGAGATACTGCGAGGACACGTTCACAATGGTTTTCCATTGGATTTCCATCTGCTGCATTGCCTGGAAGTCCGCATCAGTAGCCTTGCCGTTCTTCACGTCGGCTGAGAATATCTTGTCGTCAGCGGTCTGCGCCTTCTGTCTCCACTTTTCCCACCAAGTAGCACCGCCACCGCTCGCACCGACCGATGCGCTCGCCTGTCCTGCCGCTTGGCTTGCTTGAAGCGCCTTCTGCGCCGCTTGCGCCATCTTGTCAAAACCCCTTGCCATGTTCACAGCAAGGGTTGATATGTTGCTTTCAAGCTTTGTCATTGAGGTCGATGTCTTGCTCAGCGCGTCGTTAATCACACCCACCTCGTCCGCTACCTTCTTCATGAATGAAGTGGTATTCGAGGTGTTGGCTTTCAGCAAGCTACCCAACGATGCAAGCTCCGCATTGCGTTTCTTTAGGTTCTGGACTGACCTTAACAATTTCTCGTCCATTTCGGACAGCACCTTTGCATCTGCATCACTTATGATTGTGCTTGGCTTTGATTTGCTCATATTGCTTCTGTTTCTCTTTATACAAATTCAACAATGCTGTGTACTCGGCAAGTGTCATGCTTAAATCGGTCTTGAAACCTACCTCCGTACTTGCTCCTAAATTAGTCAAACTTTTCACATAATCCAAACGTGTAGTTTTCTCGTTCTCAGTACGTTTGCTCTTGATTTTCTCCCTTAAATCCGACACCCTTTTCAGCCTTTGGTTTGTCTGGCTCTCGATGATGAGCTTCACCTTCTCGAACCGCTTGATGTCGCTCTTAATCTCGTCCCACGGAAGGTCTATGCCCAAGTCTTTGAGTATCGCCTTTGTCTCCTTGTAGTCCCTTATCATCAGCATTTGCGCTATCTGCAAGCGGTTAGCCTCTATGCTAAGGCGCATGATGTCGGAGAATATGACGCTCCTTGCCGTCTTTGGCGTGCCGAGAGCGTCTTGAAAGTCGTCGCTCAGCTTGTCTATCGCATCAGTCCGCTCGTCCTCGGTGCTGATTCCGCTCCTCACTACCGCCTTTGTCCGTCCGTCAAGCACGATGTCAAGGTAGCGGTCAAGGGTGCAGTTGTAGATATTATATGGGATAAACGGAGAAAATCTTTGTGCCAATCGAACCGCCTTTCTTCCAACAGCTCTTGCACTCGCCGTAATACGTCCCCTTGTAGAGATAAACCACTGCCGGAGAGCCGTTGCTCTTTGCTTCAATTTTAGCAATCTGAATGGCTTTGTCAATAGCGACAGCCGTTTTACTTGGTTTGCAATTACCGCACATATTCTGAATAGATTAATGATTAATACTTCTGTTGTCATGTTTCTTTGCCTTGTTTAAAATGGTAGTTCCTCGTCATTCTCCCAGTCTATCGGAGAATGCTCGTTCTCGGTGAAATCGTCCTCCTTCTTGATGTCGAAGTCGGTGATTATTCCTTGATTTTGCTTCACATAGGGCATAAGCACACTTGTTATGAAGAATAGCACACTCGCATTGTCAAGCCTCCAGTTGTCCTCGTTCACTCCGAGAGTGAATCCCCTTGACACCGCATCCATTTCATTTTTCATGAACGTGGGTGTCAGCGAGAAACGCACCTCGACACTGCCGCCTTTCTCGGTTATCGTGGACGTGCCGCTCTTGTAGAACTCCTCCATGCTCTCGCCCGAGTCGTAGAGGTTATAGACACTCTGCTGAGAGAAGGTGAACGCGCCGTTGCGCACCTTGAACGACCTTGCGAACTCTGCCGCATCGACAAAAGCACCCTTCTTGGTTTTCTTGTCGTGTGTTTTATCAGCATAAGGTATGTTCTGTCTGCTGCCCAGTCGCCCCGAGAGCAACTGCAAGATGAAAATCTCTTTAAGCACACGTTTGAGATAGCCTTTGTAGTTGCGGTCTTTCTCCATGCGCCTTACCCACCCTGCCACAGTGTCTCTCTGCGTTCCGGTGAACCGTCCTTTCTCGTCTCTCGCACGGACAAACCTCCGCCTCTCTCCGAGCCAGTCAAGCACGATTGACTGCCCTGTTTGAAGAGTAGCCAATGCGTGTACACTCTTCCAGAACCTTATGTACTCGCTCTCGGTCATTTCCTTGCCTTCTTAGACACTTTCTTCTTCACTGCGGACGTTTCCTCGGACTTGTCTAAATCGGCTAAGATGTCGTCCACGAACTCCTCCTTGCTTATGCCTGTGATGGATATGACCGCTATCTTGGCGGTCTTGTAGTCCATCTTTCCAAAGATCTTCTCGTTCAGAGCTATCGTCTTTAAGCCTACAATGATTTTCATGATTCGTTCCTCCTTAATATTAGTAAAGGGAAAGGATGAAATCAAAGTCTCACCCTCCCCCTCCGATATTAAACAAGCAAAAAAACTCTTAGTTGAGTGCCACAAGCTCGTCGAAGCCTTCCACTCCGAATACTCCTGCCGCAGCAAGAACATCTGGTGTAGCGAGCTTGATTTTGGTTGCGCCTGTCGCAGTGAACAGCTTGGTTGAGCTATCGTAAGTGACTGCCGAGATTGTGTCGCCTTCCGCTCCCACGAAGTTAGCAGGGTCAGCAAGCAATGTGGCAGTAGCCGCATCCACGTCCTCGCCCGAGCAAGTGTACTTGACTGAGAATGTGCCGGTTGTTGCGCCTGCGATAACAGCGACTGGTCTCAGCGCGTCTGGTATCTCCTTCAATGTGAGGTTGCTTCTCTGCTCCAGCTCCTTGAAGTAGTCCACGCCGTAAGAGACGTTCACAGTCACCATTTCAACATCGCCTCCGTCAGCCTCTGGTGTCTCTGTAATCCACAGAGAAGCCGAGAAGCCTTTCAACTTGTTGTCGTCTGTGTCGTATGTGCCGAACACGTTCTTTGAACGGTCAACACGAAGAACACGCACCTCCATGCCCTTCAAGCGTGAGAGCTGGTTGTACATGCAGACACCGCCCGGGAATGCGTATGCGATAGAGATTGGGTTCTGTCCAGTCACTACGCTGCCGCCTCTCGTACCCTTGGTGTTGGAGATATTATCTCCGCCCTCCGGTGCGTTGTTGGTTGTGATTTTGCCTACAATCCAAGCCTTGCCCTCATCGTTGTAAGGCTTGTTGATAGCCGCTTTCAGTGCCGTTGTGAAGTCGCCGTCCTCTGGAATAGCGCACTCCGCATTTGGACGTGTGATGATGAGGTAGTCGCTCACGCCTTCATGCACGTCGCACTTGCCCACTCCTGTGAACAACTGCTTGTTGGTGGCACAGCCACCGTTTACGAAGAATTTATCCATCTTGTCAAAGATTTTGAGTTAGTAATTTGATTAAGTTGTTGTACTTGTCAATGATTTCCTGTTCATGCCTTTCGCATTCATACTCGACGACCCTCAGCGTCATATCAAGTTGCAGTGCCGATATATAGTCGCCTATCTCGTCGTGATACAGACCGAGTGTGTTATAGCCTCGCCTTATCTCGTATTCAAGTCCGTCACCTCCGCTCTCCCTCACATAAGGGAAGTCGGTGATGCACTCGATGAAGGTGTCGGCAAAGACATCAAGTATTGGTCTGAACAGCTTCTGCTCCCTCTGCTCGGTTGTGTAGTCCTTCTTCACCGGGGCGATTATCATCACCTTTGTGTCGAACGTCCACACGCCCTTGCTCCTCTCGGCTTTCTGCGGAAGCAAGTTCCACACGCCAAGGTATCTGTATGCGTACTGCCTCTTGCCCTTCACATTCTGCCCTCTTGTGTTGTAGATGCGCACAAGCTCGGGGAATGCTCCGTTGTAGAGGAACGCGCAGATATTTGGGTGTTCGTGCAGTCTCTGCGCAATCCATTCGGGTGTGTCCTTCTCGGGTTCTTCCTCGGTCTCCTCGGCATTGAACTCGTCAAAGCCGATCTTGAAGTCGTAACCCTCGACCGCCGCTATGTAGTCCTCGTTGAGAGCCAGACGGCACAATGTGTCGTAAACGGCTGCTCCAATGATATACTGCGTGCTTTTTATCATATCCAGAACCTGTTAGCGAATGTCAGCCTCTCGGGTCTGGTCTTTATCTCGTCAAGCTCCTCCGTCTCGTGAATGAACTCACGGACTTTGATTGCTCCCTCGACGAACTCGTTCCATACCCTCACGGCTTTTGTTGAATTGCTCACCCTCTTGCCCTCGCCTATCTTCTCAACGACCGCTCCTCTCGCAGTCTCGGTGTTGATTGTGTCCTCTGTCACAATGAGCCAGATGTAATTGGCGATAGGCGATGTCTTGCTCTCTGTATCAATGAGCGTTGCGTCCAATGCTTCAAGCACACTTGTAGGAATGTCGCCCTCGTAGGGTTCTTCCTCAGTCGAGCCTTTCCACGCCAAATACTCGTCGGAAATGCCCTTGCCCATAATAAGCTCGCAAGCCTTCCTCTCGTATTTGCTGATGTAAAGGTCAACCTCCTTCTGCCTTGTGGTGGTCGCCACCGCAGCCGCTAACCCCTCCGAGCCGTCAGACACGGAAAGGTCAGCGAAATGCAGTTGCAACGTACCCCAGAAATATGTGCTGTCAATCGTAAGCATAAATACTACTTGTTTTTGGCATAACCCTTCTTACCAAGGTACTCAGCGATATTCTCCTGAGCCTTGAACTCTGCGCCCTCCTTGTAGTAAGGGTTCTCCTTGGTTGCGACCAAAGTGACCTTCTTAAACAGATTCACTACCTTGTCGCCCTTTTGAAGCTCCTGCTTCTTTACGTTTTCGTTTGCCATATCAGTACGTTTTTTTGGTTGTTATTAAGGTTTCTCGATTGCGGAAAGCACTGTCGCTACTGCCTCGTAGCAGACTGAGCCAGCCTCTGTCGAAGGTATGAACGAGAGAATGTTCTTTGCCTCGAAGATGAGGGTTCTCATGTTCAGTTCAAGGTCTGAGTAGTATTCAGCACCTACCTTCTGAACGCCGTAGCCTTCCTTGACGATGATGTCGGAAACAAAGAGCTTCCAGTATCTGTCGTCCATCACAAGCACATAACCCTGTGCGATAGAGTCGGACTTCACGAGAGCGATGTCTCCCAGTCTTGCGATGCTCTCAGCGCCCAATGGTCTGCCGGTGCTGTCCTTCTCGAACTGAATCTTCGAGTAGTCGAGAGGGTTTACGAATGCCACGTTAGGCGAGTAGTGCAATGAGCGAATCTGAGTTGCGATTGCGAGGATTGCGTCGATGATGTTTGGCGCAGACACTTCTCCGTTGAGCGCAGTCAGCGTGTAGGCAGGAGCTGCGGTTGTGATACCAGTGAGGTGGCTTGCGCCTCCTGCTCCGTTCACTACCTCGTCAGCGATTGTTCTGACAAGCTCGCGTCTTGCTCTCATCAGCAAGTCGTTGTAGAACTCAGTGAAGTCCTCGAACTCCTCTGTCACCTTGATACGGACTGCTATCTTCTTTCCGGTAGCCTCGCCGTCCTTGTAAGTGACTGAGTAGAGAGGTTTGAGCTGACCCTCGGCTGTGATTGCCGCTCCGCCTTCCTCAGTGTCAAGTTCAAGGTATCTTGCAACCTTTGCTGACGATGCGCCTCTGTTCAGACGAGCAACGACTGCATCATCGCCTTCCGGTGCAGCGTGAACTCTGCGGTCGATAGCGATAGCCGTTCCGTCTGGCGCGTTGGTGTACTGGGTTGCGTAGTCCATTACGGAAGCCGCACGGACTGAAACCTCAACGAACTCCTGACCCTTGCGGTCGCCCTTCTTGATTGCGTCGAACAGCGCACGGCAAGACTTCTCGAACTCAGTCTGCTGTGGCTCTCTCTTGCCGCCTTCCTCGCCAAGCAAGTCCTCAATCTTGTGGATGTCGGCGCGAATAGCCTCCAATTCCTCCTTGGTAGCCAATCCCTTGCTCAGTTCGATGTTTGTTGTCTCAGCCATTTTTCTTGTTGCTTCAAGCAGGTCTGTGAGGGTGGCTTTGTCCTCCTCAGACAAGTTCGCTCTCTTTGCGAGCAAATCCTGCAACACTGCCTCTTGTTCTTTAGTCATAACAATAAACATTTAGTGGTTAGTAATATGTAATCTCTGCAATAAGCTCTTAGGTGCTGGCTTCTCCACAATCAAGTCCTCCTCGCTGAACCCTCTTGCCGAGAGCGTAGGTGTGTACTTGTTGCTTCCGAGTACGACTGCTGACACTCCGAGAATCGGTGCTTTCTCATACACATAGAACCACCCTCTCTTGTCTGCCACGTCCTTGTTCACGACCTGCGGATAATACTTGTCCCATGCGTCACGCTCTGCGATGTCTCCGTCCTTGATGCAGAAAATCTCCTTTGAGCGGTTCTGCCAGTCGAACTCTATCGAGTGGTAGTGTACCTTGCCGAGCTTGTACTGGCGGTACATCATCGGATTGTCCTCCTCTGTGAACTTAGAGCGGAACACAAGGGCTGCGACCTCTCTGTCGTCCTCGCCTCCGAGTTCGCTCCACTTGAAGTTGCGGATTTCCTTCTCCACCTCGTTGGTGATAAGGTTCTCGAAGTCACGGATATGGTTCGCGTTGTGGAATGTCGTTCCTTTCAGCGCATCCTCTAAGCACTCTCTTGTGAAGATTGAGCCGTGCGAGTCAATCACATTGGCTGTGATAGCCACGCCCTCAACGACCATTGAGCCGTCCTCGCGCACCTCGCCCACCGCTCTTTGCGACATCTCACGGAAACCCTTGTCCTCGTCCGCAACGTGTCTTATTTCGCTGATTTTCATAATTATATAAGTTTTTAGATTTGTACAAAAGTATTGACATATAGAGGTTTAGGCAAATGGGAAAATCTCTTTTTCAATGCCTTCTTACGCAAAAATGCTGAAAATCAACACTTTGCAAAGTCCACAACAAAAAGTTAGTGTATTGATATTCAAATAATTGCCAATTTTTAATTAAAACTGCGCAATGTTGCTTACCTTTGGCATTGAACAAAGCAAAAAGACATGGAGTTACAATTAGAAAGCAAACATTTGGAGCGCATCTTCCCGGACTTTCCGCAGACGCTCGACAAAAAGCGTTTCTGCGATGTATTCAATCCGTTGGCAGAACGTTTCCTTTTCTACGGAGTGCCGGACACCGAGTGCGCAATGGCGAGAGTCGCACACCTGCTCGCTCAAATGAGTGTTGACAGCAAGTGTTTCCTTGTGAGCGACAACCGCAAGGAGCGAGGCAAGTACAGAGGGCGCGGATTCATACGTTGCAGAGGCATAGGCGATTACCTTGCCTTGTCCTCGTGGTGGTACGGCGACACAAGGCTTGCGGAAATGCCGCAGATAGTGACCGACCACATTGAAATGTGCTTTGTGGCGGCTTTCTGGAAGTGGAACGCCAGAGGATGCAACACTATGGCGGACAAGGATATGTACAAGGACATCACAATCACCTTGCACGGAGGCAGAATGACCGACCATGTGAGAAGGATTGTGGAGACCGAGAGAATACGCAAGGCATTAAGACTGATATATGGCAGGGATAAGGAGTAAACTTGAACTGAGAGACGGATTCGTCTTTCTGCGCAGAGACATGAGCTTCATCAAGTCGTTCTGGTATCTGTGGCTCTATTGCCGTGAGATATTCGTGATGAACGAGAGGGCGAAGGCGAGGAAACTGAGACATAGAAGCCCTGCGAAACATTGGCGGCTGCTTGCCAACGTGAGAAAGTACAAGGCAAAGGACTTTGACCGAGCGCAAGTGTTCAGTTTTTATCTTAGCGTTATGACTAACGCAATAAAGGCTTCTGTGAATGAATGACACAAGGAAAAGACTGATTGCGGCTCTGCAAGAACTGCTTGACAAATACACAAGCAAACTTCCGTATGCGAGCGAAAAAGAAGAAGATTATCTGCGTGGCAGATACTCCGCAATCATAGACATGGCGGACAAGATAAAGGAAATATGCACTGATAAAACACAAGACAATGACAACCGAGACTAAGCAACAGATAGCAGGCACAATATTCATCATCATCTGCCTTGCAATGCTGTTCGTAATGACATTCGAGACTTGCAACCGCAAGGAGACCAACGGCACGGACAAGCAGACCGCAGTGATTGACTCACTTAAACGAGAGAATGAAAATCTGCGTTCCAAGGCGACGGAACTGAAAGAGCAAGTAAATCGTAAGGAAATTGAGGTTGATTCGCTCAAATCAAAGAAAAGCGACATCGTTGTGCGTTACAAGACACTCCGTGATGAAAGCACCGACACGTTGTTTGTTTATATAGCGGATTCGCTCAACGAAATCAACAACGAGATAATCGACACGTTGGAGCATGGACTGAACACTTGCAAGCACGTTGTCGCACTGCAAGACGAGCAGATAAAAAACGACTCAATCGCAATGGTTGAGTACACAGATATAATCAAGTACCAGACCGCAACGATAGCGAAGCTGGAGCGCAACTGGTGGGACAGAAACAAGTTCTGGGTAGGACTTGCGAGCGGTCTTGTCGTTGGCGGTGTGGGAATAGCGGTTACGAGATAGTTTTCTTCATTTTATTCATAGTTCTATTTAGGTTGACTCCCGGTTCGCTGTGAAGCGTGTCCGGGAGTTTCTATTTAGATACAGAATTGCACATAGCCCTCACACACATGCGCATGATATACCCTTGCAGATAAGCAGACTCTTCCGTTCCGAGAGCCACATCGTAGTAATCGCAGATGGTTTTCTGCAAATGGTCTATCTCATGAACAAGAGTGTCAAGCCACTGCTCTACGGACGATGCGTCTGAAATCACCATGACACTCATCTTCAAATCATTATTCGAGAACGTGAATCCGCTGTTTGTCCCAAGAGCAACACGGCACGCCTTGCTTATTGATTCTTTATCGCAGCCCAACGCCTCAAGCCACGACGCTATCTCATCAAGGTCGCCCAGCTCTATGTTGTAAGCCAAGATGAACGCCCACGCTCCTTCTATGTCGCTCATTCCTTGAAGTATAATTCTGCCTCCTTCTTTCTTCGGTTAGTAAGTCCAGTGACTTCCTTACCGCCAGCCTTATTCCATTTCATAAACTCGCAATAGATTGACTTGTCGTTCGGGTTAGCCAACGCTTTCTTTAGCAATGTGCTTTTCTTGAAGTTGCCCATGCCGCAGTTGTACACGAACGAGCAAAGTGCATCAAATTGGTTCTGCGTGAGTGTCACTTTCGCCTTGTAGAAAATGTCGCTTATAGGATACTCGGCAATATTATACAGATCTTGCTCAAAGTACCCTTCTGCCATTTGTCGGCTTATCTCCATACCTTGTGTCACACCTTTGGTATGTCCGTAACCGATAGTCCATACTCCTGCTGGGCATTTGTAGGCTTTCAGCCTCAATCCCTCGTAACTCTTTATCAGAGCTTTTGCATTGTCACTTGCTCTCATTGTCTTTGGTGTTATTGTTAGTATTTGTATCTGTGTTGCTATTGTCATTATTTGCGTACTTTGCTAAGAATGGCAGCTTTTTGACGATTTCCAATGTCAAGACATCATATAGTACGCTCATACATAGATAGTACGGAGTGCCTTCTCTGCCAAACTTCTTCAAGTTCCTTATCATCTTCGTAAGGTAGAAGTACATAACAATAAATGTTATGAATGACACGCATTGCAATGCTGCATCCTCCGTGTTCTTGAATAATCCTATCGCAAGCACTACGACCTCAACCCCAAGAATAATGAAAGCCTCCACGAAGAATCGCCAAGCCTTCTTGAAATCAAACTCTCCGCCTTCGACAATATATACTGTCGCCAGCCCTACAACGAAATTACAAGACAACACGAGCAGCAATGTCTTCATATCTCCGCTTATCGGAGACAGAAACGATATTATCGCAAAAGCGACAGATATAATAAAATCAACTACTCTATTCATACTCCCAACCCTTTCATTGCTATTGACAAGAACGTGCCGGCGAACGCAGTCAGTTCAAGCCAAAATGTACGACAAACTCTCATTGTCTTAGTGACCTTTGCCAATGCGAAGAACACCGCAAGGAACGCCACCGCTTCCCAGTATTGTCCGTTGAGTACCTGCCACAGCAAGGCAAACGCAGCGCACACGATAGCGAACGCCTCATGCCACCTTCTGTCCGTTTCCTTGAACATTGGCGCAGCTCCTACTAACATCAAGCCTCCTATGGCGAAAAACGCACTGAAAGCGAGCGCATCCTCCGATACACTCAGCCATAGCGGAGCGACGAGAAAGCAAGTCGCCCACATCGCTGCCGTGAAAATGTAACCTTTCGGCTTGCCGTCAAGCAGATAAAATGTTTGGCTCAGACTTGCTGGAACGCCCCACAAGCACACTGCCGTGACAACGTAAGCCACAAACAAGCCAACTCCGATAAAGAATGAAATCCACATATACCCCCCTTTTTTAATGTGTTGATAATTAGTTAATTAGTATTTGTGTTAAATATCAAAGTGCAATTTCTCGGGATAACCCTCGGTGTAATCGTAGTTGGCTAACTCCTCGCAAGTAGTCAGTGCGTTCACAGCTTCCTTATGCTCGAAGGTGCGCTTGTAACATTGAATTGCATAGTACTCAATATCGTCAAGCATACCCTTGATTGTGAGTATCGGCAGTGTCACAACGCCCACGCCTTCAACGCATAGTCCGTAGGTCGTCTCGCCTTTGAGCTGCGACACTTCCAGCGAGTGCATAAGGCACACTCTGTCGTCACGATTGAGCCACGTTTCCACATTGCCAAGAGTGAACGAGTTGACCGCATCGCTTGTGTCATACTCCGCTATCTTGCCAAGCACACTTAGTCTTGTGGCTTCCAAATCCTCAGTCCACGAGATTGTGATTGTTGTATCACTCTCAATGTAGTGTTCTTTGTACACTATCTCAGTGCCTTGCGGATATGGCTCTCTGATAATCTCTTTGTAACCATATTGTAAGTACACTTCTGCATCGGTGGTGATTATCTGCTTCTCTCCGTCTATTATCACGCTTGGCGCATAGACGAGTTTGTCGTTTTCGATTCTTCCGAATTTTCTGTTCATAGTCGTTTATGTTATAAGTTGCCATATAAGAAGTTTGCTCCAGCAGGGTTTGCGTTTGTGTGGAATACATTGTTGACTACATCAAGCATTCCTGCCTGCATATCCGCTCTACGCACCTTTGGATATAAGTCTTGTGTCAGCACGCCATTGTCGTATCTCTCAACATGCCCCATTTTTAAGCTGCCAGTATTATAAGTCACATTACCTGTTGTGCCGTCATTCACGGCAAATAGCAACAATGACATTGGTGTTTCAACCAAGGCTCTGTTTACTGTCGCCTCTTTTACTGTCTGCGTGTCAATATCAGTAAGTGTGAACTTTGTTGAATTACCACCCAGCCACGCTACATCTAACGTATATTGCTTTCGGTCTGGATATATGGCTGTGATTGCGCCAGTCCAACCACTACCCTTGCCGTAGTACATGTGATTAGCAGCGAAGTACGCCAATAGTTCGTTGGCACTTGTTGCGCCTCCGTTATTATAGTCATACGCACCAAAAATTCCAGCTGTACCAAAGCTAGACAGGTAATGGAATACCATTGATGTGTCATTGTAGCCTTTTAGTCCAGTGTCAATGTACTGCCCATTGCCGTCGCTCTCTATATAGTCGCAGTCAATATAAGGTGCGGTCTCGCCCTTGCCCACCATGCCGTTAAATATTGCATCTACCTTCCTCATGATCGCGTGTATTTTGTGAACACAGCGTAGCCGTTTCTCACGGCAATCTCCCAGTGTTCGTTATTTCCGAAAGTTGGTGTCTCGGTGAACTTGATACTCTGCGGCAGTGTTATCGTGATTGTTCCGCTCGCTGCGGTATCGAAGGAGATTGCGAAAGTCTTGCCGCTCACGTCTCCCATGAGTAGCCAATCGGAAATCTCTCCATTGCCGACATACATACAGTTGTCCTCTGTGTAATTATCATCGCCATCCTCAAACTCAATGACGTGAGCCTTGTCCTCCTTGCCGCCCAAGGCTGCATAAGCGCCTCCGCTCTCAACCGGATTGGTGCTGCTCTCTGTCGGCACTGCGTCCTTTGTCACGTTGTTGTTCACAAGCGAACTCACGGAAACCTGCTTCAACTCCTCGCCCGAGTTCCATATTATAGCCTTTGCCGTCTGCATCTTGGCAGAAGATGTCTCCTGCGCAAGGTCTTTGGCTTTCTTAGTCTGAATTGTCTGTGCCATATCTATAAGATGTTGTTAAGTTCGTTCTTTACCTCGTCAACGCTCATCGCTCCCATTTCAACCGCTTGTGTCGCTCCCTGCATGAAGGTCTGGATTGCCGCGCCCTTCTTCTGCTTGCCGTCTTGGAAGAAGTCAAGCTCCGAGTAGTCAAGCTCTATTCTCTTGCCGTTCTTGGTAAGGTTAGTGCCGAAGAAAGCGTCCAGCTCCTTGAATATGCGGTTTACCAAAGGCGATATACAGCCTACATAAAGGCTCTTTTCCGCCTCTGTCTGCGACTTGTACGCGCCTGTTTTCAGTCCGAGAAGGCTTACCGGGAAGTCGAATGCGTTGCAGATTGAGCATTCGAGCTTCTGCAAGATGTTGTAGCCGTCAAACTCGGTCACCGGAGAGGTCAAATCAGCCACGCTCACGTCCTGCTGAGACAGCACATAGTGCTTGTCGCCACTATTGCCTCCGTACTCCTCCTTGAACTCCTTGTTAAGTTCCTCCTTGCTCTCTCTGAGCGGAGTGTTGAATGCCAGCTCGTCAGCCGAGTTCTTAAACGAGATTATCTTTCTCGCTCCGCCGTTGCCGTAGCTCTCTTTCAGCACGTCCACAAGGTTGGCGTAGGCTTCAAGCTCGTCCTTGACAGCGAGTATGTCGTTTCGGTAGGTTATCTTGTCGCCCTCCTCGTCCTCCAAGAAGGACTTGTCGCCTATCACGCACACATCCGAGCCTTGCAGACGCTTGGTCTTGCCTGTGAATGGCACTGAAATGTCAATGTAGTCAATCTGGGTTCTGTATATGCCGTCAGCCTTGCGCCTAATGGCGTTGATGCGCCTGTTGTCAATGAGGAAGTACGACACTGTGCCGTCAGTGTACCTTTTTCTGCCCACGAATGCCGTTCCGTAGATAAGCACCTTGCTTATGAGGTCGCCCAAGAATGTTCCGCTCGCTCCCTTGCCGTCCGAAGGAGTGGTGACAAGGCTTGTGAAACGTCTCTCGTCACGCTCCGAGTTGGTGGCTTTGCCGTCCTTGCTTATCCACACGGGGCAGCTCTCGGCAGAAAGGGCGATTTTGTCGATTATAGAGTGTATGATGTGGTATCGTGAGTAGATGTCGAAGAAATCATCCGCAGTGATAGCCTTAATAGCGATTGCGTTGCGCCTTGTGATGTTCACAAGCCGTTTTCCGTCCTCCACGTCTGCGTCCGAACCATTTTAGTCCGACTTCATAGAAAAAATTGCTGATTTCCATATACTTGCAAGTTTTATTTGCAAACATAAACAAGTATTTTGATAAAAACAAGAGGGAAAAATCGGCAGAAAAGTTGAAATAAGAGTTAAAATGCGTAACTTTAAGCATTAACCAAGTTTTTTAATGCTTATGAAACGGATATTGCCTGTGCTGATGATACTCATATCTTGTTCTGTTTACTCACAAGATGCAAAAGAAGAAAAATTCTGTGGCGAGTATGGGAGACTTCTCGGAACATACGACTTTCCACAGCTCTTAGAAAGGCTTGACTCTTTAAGAAATTCCTTTGAACTCCAAGAAATTCAGATTGGAATAGAAGTCGCTGAATACGAAAGAGAGAGATTGGATTTTCATTGGAAAAACTTACACTCCTCGCTTGAATGCGATTTGGCAATGTCAAAAGCACACAGAGAGACTGATGAGTTTAGACGGAGAAGGCTTGACAGCCTATATAGAGCCACTGGTGTTACAGGGTATCGCTACAATGGCGATGCGTACCCTGTGCCATATCCGTACAGAGACTGCGAATAACTACCTGTCATACCTCAGCATAAGCCAGCAACTATATAGAAGGCTGTCTATGTAGTGGTCGTGGTCGTTGCGCCCCTTCGTGCCGTGCAGCTTGCTCGTTATCTCGCCCTGCACCTCCTCAAAGACGTAGTTCAGAAGCTCCGTCTTGGTGATGTCGGTCTCCACAACGTGCAGGTTGTAGCGGTTGATGTTGCTTATCAAGTCCTGCTTGAATCTCGGACGCTTGCTCACCTTGCCGAAGTCCCAGTTGTCGTGACCTCGCCACATAGCCGTGTCCTTAATCATGCGCACGAAGTGAGTTCCCTCAAAGTTGTCCTGGCTCTCGCACACGATGTACATCGGCGGTCTGTCATTGCCGAACTCGCTGAGAGACTTGTACCACTCCTCCTCCCTCTGCATTATCGGCTCTAATATCTCGTAGAGCTTGTCCGGGCTGTCAAAGCTCCTGTACAGCAGACACTCAGAGTACAGATTGCCCTCGCTGAGTATCGTCCTCGAAAGGGCGGTCTCATGCACCCGGTAGCCGAAGTCAAGTCCCCACACCACTCTGTCAACCTGTATGTCCTTGGGTATCGCAGGAATCCAGTTGACGTTCTCGAACGCCGCTCCGTCTCTGGCGCACCTCTGCCCCTCGCCGTAGATAAGCCACTCTCTGCGGTTGGCTGTCCTTCTCGCTATGTTCCTCTCGTTAGGCTCTCTCTCGTCCTCCGCCTTAGTCCAGTACCACTTGTCCTTCTCCTCGTCGTACACATAGTCCTTCAAGTCCCACGGACACAGCTCCTCGATACCCTCAATCAAAGGCTGCGGAAGGAACTTGTTGTCCTTGTAGGTCGTGTGGGTGTAAAGCACGTCCTTGTCCTCCTCGAAGTCAAAGAGCCAGTGCGTCGTCTCTCTCGGATTGGCGTCGTATATCACCATCATCTCGCATCTCATCACCACGTTGCTGATTATCTTCCTTGTCGGTATCTCCAGTGCCTCGGTGAAATAGACGATGTGCGACTTGCTCGCCTCCACCGCCTTGCCGTCCTCGGGCAGTCCGTAGAACGAGATCATGTTGCCGTTGGGAAAGGTTATCGTAGGGCGGTCGGACTGTATGGAGCTTGTCTTTACCCTTCCGCCTATCTCCATGAGCGATATGCAGGTGAGGAAGTCCTCGTAGGTCTTTCTCGCCTTTCTCAGCTCGTTACGATAGACATCTATGATGAGCCTGTCCCTTCCGTCAACCGACAGCACGTTGTCAAACTGCCCCTTCTTGTTCTTCCTCGTCTCTATCTTGTATCTGTCCGCAAGGTATATGAGCATGTAGGCGGTGTCGAAGGTCTTTCCGCTACGGCTGCCCCCCACGTTGACTATGCTCACTTTCCTTCTCTGCTTGTAGCCGTCAAGGAAATACTGCAACATTCTTCCGAAAAGCCTATTGGTCTGAAACATCCTCCGCTAATTCTATGGTGTTAGACATCGGAACACCGCCGATTGCGATGTTCACGTTGATTGCGCTGCCCTTGTCCACAACCTCGTCGTCTATCTTCAAGACCTTGGCTGTGAGCATAGGGTTGGTCTGGTTGACGAGTCCCTTTTCAAGCAGATTGGCGTTTATGCTCTCCTCGACAAGGGCGCATATCTCGCCCAGCTCGTCGCTCTTGCGCATCGTGTTCCACTTGACCTTGCTGATACCCACATACGAGCAGAATCCGCTCAGTGTGACTGGTCTTTCCAAAGGTGTCTGCACGACCTCGCCAGCCATAGCTCCGCCCTTGATTACCTCGTTCTGCATTATGGGGTTCTTGCTGCACCAAAGGCAGTAGCTCAGATAGGCGTTCCTCACGCTCATAACGCTGTCAAGCCTCTCCACGAAGTCGGTCTTGGCAAGCCTGTGCTTGCTCTGGGCGAATGCCACATTGCTCTTGTAAATATCAGTCATATCCCTGCCGTTCCACTTGGCGTAGAAGTTCTCCTCCACCGCCTCCAAGTCTCTCTTGTTGGCGAGCGAACGCTCTTTCTTGACCAAAGCCAAGTCCTTTCTTGTCTTTATCTCCTTCTTGCTCATTTTCCGCCTCCTTTCTCAAACAAGCTCTCCTTCTCCTCGGTCGTGAGCAGCTCTCCTGCGCCTAACTGACGACCTTTCTCCCTCTGCTTCATAAGCAAGCACCTGTCAAACTCCTCCTTGTCGTCCAAGTAGGTTTTCACGCCGTTGGTGAACACATAGTCGGGCGACACCATCACACCGCCGTTGTCAAGCACGACCAACGCGCCTCTCGCCTCCAGCTTGCGTATCGTCCGCGCCACCGTTGACTTGGAAACACCCATGTACTCAGCGAATATGCGATTGTACAGACCGCCCAAAGGACTGATGCTGTGCCTCATGCCCTTCTTCGTCAGCATTGAACTCACACACTGCATGCTTATCAGGAACAACAGCTTTATCTCGTTAGCGTCCATTTCCATTATGTGGTCGCAACCCTCAGTCACACGCCACACAACATAACGCTCCGCCCTCGCCCTCTGCAACGACACCTTCGTCCTAAGGACACTCTTTATCTCGCCTGTCTTTGCATCTACAACCTCATGCTCCTCGTAAGCACCGGTCACTACACTCAAATCATCACCATTTCCTCTTAAATATCCCATAATTTAACACTTTAAAGACGAAAACTTAATTTATTTAACGCATTGGTGCTATCTGTAACCATTGTAACATTTCTGCTCAAAAAACACCATTTTCTGCGGACAAATATATAGGCACTTGATGACGTTTAACATAAATATGATGAAATCACAACGTGAACACGACACAATCCTATACTGATTATCAACTCTTTACAATATCTGCTCTTATTCTTTTGAACTCTTACAACACGCATACTACTACACCGCGATTACTCCAACAATAGAAAATCCACAAGGAAGGTTTCTGAAATTTGAAAAAAATTTTCGGAAGGGAGTGTAAGCGCCCCTCAGCCCCCCTCGTTTAAAATCGGGGGGGGGGTGCGGTTAGTCCTCTTGCGTGGCGTTGACGCAGCCGATTTCTCGGAGCTTGTCAAGAATTTCGTGGTACGTGCCGCCGTCGTACTTCGCGAGATACCAAAGAGTAAGCGCCGGCTGGTATGCGTTGCGAATC